TTTTTCTAATAAATTTTTTTGGCGAGTGGTAAGTTTCACTTCTTTTTCTTTTTTTTCTTAGAACGTAATTTTTTAAGATCCGCAGCCGTAATCTTATCCCGTGGTGGAGCAACAGCAGCTAATTTGCGTTGTTTGCTCGAATAAGATGATTTTGGCATTAGATAGCAGAGGTAATAGCACCATTAGTTACAAAACTAACTGATACTGTATTTATATCTCCAACAGTTGAACTATATGTAGTACCTGTAATAATTCCGTTAAAACTTAATTTTTTAGTTCCTGATGTATCTAAAAACAAGTTGAAAGCAGCATCGCCAGAATCTTCAGCAGTTAATACATCTGTGATAAGTTCAGCAGTATCATCTCCTGATGTTGCTGTATAAAGAAGGTCAACTGTGCCAGAACCAGAAACAAGACTTCCAATATTTTTTCTTGAAGTATCTCCATGTGCAGTTACTTCAAGAGTGTCTTTTGTTACGTCTAATGTCCAAGCTGTTGTAGAAGCTACTGCTCCAACTGATCCAGTTCCGTTATCAAACGATACAGAGCCTTCTTCGCCACGAAAAAATGCCATGATTCTAAGAAAATTTTACTTATAACAATATATTACCTTGAAACTGCGTTTTTCACAGTTATTTCTTTTTCTTTTTACGCAAAATATCTGCATCCGCTTTTCTTGCACCACCTTTTCCACTAATAAAACTATTCACTCTACCCATCGCCCATGCAGCCATTGGTACGTTTCGAGAACCAGAAGATAAATATGCTCCTTGTCCTCTGCGATACACCTGGGCAAGTTGTCCGTAAGTAAAACGGCTTTTATCTGCCTTTTTTCTTAGTGTTTCTTTTGTTTTTTCGCTTAGTGGTTTTCTTTTTGGTTTCATCTTGGGCAGATCGTGATTTGTTTATGGCTTTTATATCAATATACTCTCCTCTTTTGTACTTTTCTGCTGTTTCTTTTATCTCTTTTGCTTTTGCACTACGATTTCGAGCACCTGTAAGATATTTACTAGGCACTCCCGTTTTTTTATCCCGTCTCACTCGTCTAAACTGTCTCATTTCTTCTTAGTTTTTTTCTTTTTCTTCTTTTTTTTCATTCCAGTGTGATAAGGCATGATAAGAATTAGGTATCTTAATATATTCTAAACGAAGTTTGCCCTAGTGTCTCTGGTTTTGCAAGATTAAATTGTTGCAGACAAAGATAACCAAAAGCATCAAAAGCATGGTCAACCCCTAAATTCTTGTTAGGCAGCCCTGTATTTGGAGCGTAAGTAAGAGTTCTCAGTGCTTTTATCAATTCTTTACATCTTGGATGTATAAAAGTTCTTCGATTTCCATTTGCATCAAGCAATGCAGTATTAACAGAAGTTATCTTATCTCGAATCTTCCACGGACTTTTTGGACTCATAACTGTAAATCCATTCCTTCTTAAGATTGTATGATCTGTAACCCCTACCCCACTTGTCTTTCTTGCATTACCAGTAGGGTCAGGACAAGCAATTACTCTTCGATCTACTCCATATCTTCTTGTAACCTCTTCTGCAAAATCCCAAGTTGTTGCTCCACCCGTCAACATGATCTCATCAAACACATAAAGACAGTCATTATGCTTTACCGCACAAATTCCTGCCATCGGATCTACGTTAAAGTCCAACCCGATCAGTAAAGGCATCATGTGTAAATCTTGTATATCCTTATCAATATTTTCATCAGTAAAACTAACAGCTACTAAACCAGTAAGATTCTCAAAACTAGCCTCAAATTCTTGCCTAAATGTCCTACCATCTAATTGGCCTCTAGCTGCTTCAACTTCTTCTGGAGCGACATTACCCCCTTCAATCGTAGTAAAACTCCATCTTTGCCAATCATCTCGCTCAGTTTCTCCGCAATAACACCACATATCATAAAACCAGCTAGCAGTACCATCAGGAGTAGAAATAAACAAAGCCCACCCCTGTTTATCTGCTAAAGCTGGTCTTATAACTTCCGCCCATACATCTTGATCCATAAATGCTGCTTCATCCAATACCACCCCCGAAAGACTTCTTCCCCTTAATGCCATCGCATTTTCTGTTCCTTTTAATTCAATAGTTGATCCATTTATCAATTCAATCCGCAAATCTGTCTCGTTTTTGCTTTTTATCCAGATTTTAGGCACTAATCTCTTTAATTCTTTCCATGCAATGTCTTTTGCCATCCGATAAGTAGGAGCACAATAGAAATATGTCTCCCCTGGTCGATTTATCGCTCCACGAATCAATTCAATACAAGAAAGATATGATTTTCCGAATCTTCTGCCAGCTACAAGGACACGAAATCGTTTTTCAGAATTAAAAACTTGACCCTGGGCATATCTTAAACTGATTTCTGGTGCGGTTTTTACAGGCATACACTAAAAAATAACAAATTTTTCAACTATTACCCCCTTTTTATAGCCTAAATTCATATTTCTAGGTTATCATTCAATTAATACCTTATCTGATTGAGTCCGTGGCTGAATCTTTTATGTCTGGTTTTATTCCAGAAGAACAGAAACAACAACAAGAAAAAAGAAAAAGACGTTCTAAATTTGCTTGCAATACAAAAGAGCATATCCAAGCTAGAAGTCAAAGATTATACTCCCGTCAACTCGAGGGTAAAACTACAAGACAGTTAGTCTTAGAACACGCAAAGATTGAAGGTATCGCAGAAACTTCCGCCTGGAGCGATTGGAGTCGAGTAAAGCAATGGAATAACGAAGATTGGGAGAAAGATAGAGAAAATATGCTTCCAAGACTTCAAGCGATGAGAGTGAGATTATTCAATAAAGCAGTTTCAAAAGGTCAATTACAGACAGCAGCACAAATATTAGATTCATTAGGCAAAGTTATCGGAGAGTCTGTAGAGACAGTCAATATTCAAGCACCTGAATTATCAATCAAAGTCGAAAGCAAGTAACGAAGATTTAGAGAATATATTTATAGTACCCGACATGGTATATGCAAAAAAATTTTTGCTACCTGACCCCTACTTTCAGAAGTCCTTTCTAAGGTATCTGTAAGGCTCTCTGATAGCGTTGTGCTAGCGTTGTGATGCTTTATACCTTAAGAATTTTCGCTTCTCTCAGCCGATTCTGGAGGGATTGTGCCAGTATAATTTGTGTCACATATGATATATTATTTGCTTGCAGTTTTGCCATCAATATGCAATAATTAATTATATATAACAATTATCTAACTCCTACGTAGTCATCAAAAAAGAGTTCAGATAAGGAAATAGAAACTGATTTTTACGGCAGGTTTTCACAGATAAGAAAAACCGCATAGCTTTTTTACCCTTTACTTCTAGGCTGTATCACTCACGAAAATAACAGGAAGCAAAGGAGCTTAGAACTTCGGTCTAGCTTTCTTTCTCCCTCCACAGATTACTCACGAGCTTGGATCAGCCTACAAGTAAAAGGTAATACCTTTTGCTTATTATTCAATTCATTCAATTCATTCAAAATGAACTATTCAGTAACTCGTTTCACTGGTATTGACTACAGTAACAAAACTGCAAAGTGGGATCTCATAAAAGAGACACACACTCAGGAGTCAGCACTTGCACATTGTAAGAGCTTGAATCTTAATCAGCCTTATTACCACCGAGTCGAGGTCAGTTCGAAAAGATGTCCTGAGCTTCCACGATTCACAGTCCTGAAGCCCAATATGAAGAGCAACTACGAACCAGTAGTAATTCCTGCGAGCTTCACAGTTCGTAAGAAGTACAACTTCATTCAAAGATTAATCAGGAGGTTCTTCTAATGTCCGAATTTGAGTATTTCTTCTTTCAGGATCAGGCGGAATTCAACCGCCTTTATTCTGACTCTTTCATATATGATTTCGATTCTATGGAGGTTTGCGAAAATGAAAATTAAAAGACTAGGAGCCAGCAAAACTTTGCTGGTTCTTCCTTCAGGTTCAGAAGCATTTTTTAGTTATGATACGCCGGTTGCATTTCAAATGCACTCAGGCAAAATTTTCAAAACTGAAGAATATTACAGTAGAACGACTTCAAAGCACATTACCCAATACTTAAACGGGAGAGAAGCGGAAGCCGTTCCACAATCCATGATTAACCAACTTGTAGGAGTTTAAAAAAATGAACGATTACAAATTAACTAATCTTAAAAAATATCAGGCTGAGGTTTATGACTCAGCTGATACTTTATTAGACAAGGATTTTTGCTTGCCTAAGTGTTACAGGTTAACAGCAAATGAAAGAATCAAATTAAAAAATATAATCTGGTTCATTTCTCATCATCAAGCAAAGGAGGGTTAAAAAAATGAGTCAAGATAAAAAAATGAGAGTCTTCAAACTTACGGACTCTCAGCTTGACTTGATGCTTCAAAGTATCAGGAACACAAAAAGAACTTCTTATGAAAGATTAAGGCCTGAATCTAAAAAAGATTTTGACTTAATGTTTGAGGAGGTTGTAGAACCTTATGGCTCTATCAAAATTTTTCAGGGGAATTAATTTCCCCTTTTTCATTTTTCATTTATCCCTTAAAGATCATGCCATCTATCGTATTTATGAGTGCATCATCTAATGATGAGCCAATCGAACTTGACCTTACAAAAGCAACTAAAAAAGACGTTTATGACGCTTTTAAAAAAAGTTGTAAACAGGCCAAAAATTCAAAAACTAAAGGGGAATAATTTCCCCTTTTTTTTCTGTAAGAAATTTTCATTTATCCTCTAAAAATTATGGCACTATTGAAAGGCAAAAAAGCCGATTATGTAAAACCTGAAGAGCTAATAGTGAATGAACTAATTGAAGCTCTTGAATCAGGGAATACAAAATTATGGCGAAAAGACTGGACTGTTAAAGGTGGCTTCAGGAATGTCTTATCAGGGCATGAGTATAAAGGGTCTAACCCTGCTCTTCTCTGTTTACAAAGTTCTATCAGGAATTGGCATTTACCACTCTTTATAGGAGCAGGGCAAGCCAAGTCTATTAACTGCTTACCCAAACGTGGTTCACGTTCAGCACGGATTTTACAACCACTTTTAAGAGAATATGAAACAAAAGAACTTGATGCAAACGGAGAAGCAAAGAAAGCTCAATATATGAGCTATAAATGCGTTCCAGTGTTTAATGTTGCTGACGTTCGAGGGTTAGATGATGAAGCATCAAAGAAATTAGAAAAGCTAATTGATGATGCAGTTTTAACTGCTGCTCCTAGACCGTTAGACGAAAGGGTTAAAGATGCCCATGATCGTTTATTCCAATGGGAAAGAGAAGTTAAAGCCGTCATCAAAGGTGGAGATAGAGCCTACTACAGGCCATCAACTGACGAAATCGTAATTCCAAAAAGATATAACTTCAGGAATGACGAATCTTATCTGGCTACCTTTGCCCACGAATGTATTCATTCAACAAAAGCGAATGGAAGATTATCTCGAAATAATCTTTCTTATGCTCAAGAAGAATTAGTTGCTGAATTAGGAGCTTATCTAATTTGTAATAGATTACAGATTTCTAATTTAGACACAATGAACCATGCAGCCTATTTAGAAGCATGGTGTCCAATGCTGAAAAGCGACCCAAAAATCCTTTTCAAATCACTAGCCAATGCTAGTAAAGCTGCGGATATGGTAATAGGGGAGCAATAGCTCCTCTTTTACTTTTTATTCTTTATTTTTTAAAAAATTATGAGAAAAGAAATCAAATTTTATTGCAACATTACAAAAAAGTGGGAAACACTTGTTATTTCAAAGCCTTATAAAAAGGAGTTAAAAACAAAATGAAAAAATACAAAGCAACCGATCCTGAAATGATTCAGGCTCAAAAAGACTTAGCAAAGTTATCTAATTTATCTGATCGTGTAATTACTAACGATAAAGATTTATTCGAGGAGCTAAGTACGATCCAGAGAAAACTATGTGAAATCTCTGAATTAAAAGCTCATTTCTTACAAAGATATGAGGATATTTTGGATGAACAGCATAACTTGGAGACTCAACTATGCGTCTTTCAACATGAAATGCTTCATAGCTTCGAGCTAGTTTTCAGGTATTACAAAACTAAGAAAAAAGGATTTAAGTAAATGACTGAACATCACAACTACATTGACTTTGAATTTGCTAAGAATGTAAAACTTGGCAAAGGTAGATTTATCAGTAAAGTCAAAAGAAAACGACCCAAGAAAAAAACTGTTAATTGGGTCGCTAAAAATAAACCAGAGGGATTTTAATTAATCCCTTTTTTTTTAGAAAGGTTCTTCAGTATCAGTTAAATCACAATCAGTAAATTTTAAACTTAATTTACACCTAGTCAGAATTAAAGTTTCATATAACTTTTTATCTGACTTTAAGGCTTTAGTTAGTAAGTTATCCCACTCTACGGAGGATAATTTATTGAGATTGTAGGGATCATAACCCATTTGCTCGATAGAAAGTAGGTAAGACTTAATTAGACTCATGTTGATACTATTACTACATCATTAAATATAGCATAACAATGTTGCAATTACACAAAAACAATGTTATTGTTAATAATGAGTTCACTTATCCTAAATTTTATGACTCAACACGATAGAGACTTTCAAAAAGTCTTACAAGCTCTAACAGTATTCGATAAAAAAATTTCGATAATTGAAAAAGCTGTTGGAGACTTAATGCAAGCCGCAATTGAATCTGCAACTTCCCAACAAGAGTTAAACAAGTCACAAGCTGAATTAACTATGGAATTGGGAGAAAATATAAAAGCAATAGCAACTAATCTAAGTGACGTTGTTAAGTACCTAAACGCAAAGGAGGGCAACTAATGGGATTAGATATGTATTTAGAAGCATCTTTTTCTACAAGAGCTTACAGAAGACCTACCGATCAGGATTACGCTGATATGCGAGAAGGTAAGGAGGTTAAAATTGAAAAATCTCGAGAATTTGAAAATGCTATTGCTGCTA